ATGCAGGTTGGCTATGTGCGCGTATCAACAAATGAACAAAATACCGCGCTACAGCGTGACGCGCTGGAACGGTCGGGATGTGAGCTAATTTTCGAGGATAAAATCAGCGGTAAATCGACAAACAGGCCAAGGTTAAATCGCGCACTCAGGCAACTTAATGCCGGTGATACTCTCGTTGTCTGGAAGCTCGACAGGCTCGGGCGTAGCATGCGCCATCTTGTCTCTATGACTGAAGAGCTTCGCCAGCGAGGGGTTAATTTCAGAAGCCTGACCGACAGTATTGATACCTCAACCCCGATGGGGCGATTTTTCTTTCACATCATGGGCGCTCTTGCAGAAATGGAACGCGAGTTAATCGTCGAACGAACCCGCGCCGGGCTGGATGCAGCCCGGGCACAAGGCAGGATCGGAGGTCGTAGGCCGAAGCTGACGCCTGATGAATGGGCTCAGGCTGGCCGGTTGATTGCGGCCGGAGAATCCCGACAGCGTGTTGCACTGATTTTTGATGTGGGCATATCGACGCTGTATAAAAAATTTCCGGCGACAAATCCCGTTGTGTCAGCCACCGGCGAACCCTGACAAATAGCCGCATACAGGCGTAAACCAGACAATATCACTCACCTCAACTAACGGAGTTAAACGGATGAGTGATTATCATCACGGTGTCGAGGTCGTCGAAATTAACGACGGCACCCGCACAATCTCGACGGTATCAACGGCGGTCGTTGGCATGGTCTGCACAGCCAGTGATGCTGACGCCGGGGCTTTCCCTCTCAATGAGCCGGTGCTGATTACCAACCCACAAAGCGCCATCGCAAAAGCCGGTACTAAAGGTACCCTGGCAAAATCCTTACAGCTCATCGCTAACCAGTCAAAACCGGTTGTCGTTGTTGTGCGTGTCGCGGAGGGTACCGGCGACGGCGAAGAGGCACAGGCGCAAACCATTTCTAACATCATCGGCACCACGAATGAGAATGGCAAATATACCGGGATGAAAGCGCTGTTAACGGCGAAAGCGGTCACCGGCGTGAAGCCACGTATTCTCGGTGTGCCGGGGCTCGATACTCAGGAGGTGGCGACCGCGCTTGTCTCCGTGGCTCAGAAGCTGCGCGCTTTCGCCTATGTCAGCGCGTGGGGCTGTAAAACCATTGCTGACGTTATCGCCTACCGCGAAAACTTCAGCGCCCGTGAGCTCATGATTATCTGGCCTGACTTCCTCGGGTGGGATACCACGGCCAACGCGACCACAACCAGTTATGCAACAGCGATCGCGTTGGGACTGCGCGCAAAAATCGACAATGATACAGGCTGGCATAAAACCCTGTCAAACGTCGGCATCAATGGCGTCACCGGTATCAGTGCGTCGGTCTTCTGGGATTTGCAGGAATCTGGCACTGATGCCGACCTGCTGAATGAGGCCGGTGTTACGACGCTGATTCGTGCCGATGGTTTCCGCTTCTGGGGTAACCGTAATTGCTCCGATGACCCGCTGTTTCAGTTTGAGAACTACACCCGCACCGCACAGGTCATAGCCGACACAATAGCCGAGGGGCATATGTGAGCGAACGATAAGCCCATCACCGCGACGTTGATTCGCGACATTATCGACGGCATCAACGCGAAATTCCGCGAGCTGAAAACCGGCGGTTACATCATCGATGCGACGTGCTGGTTTGACGAAGAGGCCAACAGTAAAGAAACCCTGAAAGCCGGGAAACTGTTTATCGATTATGACTATACGCCGGTGCCGCCACTCGAACACCTGACCTTACGCCAGCGCATTACTGATAAATATCTGGCGAATCTTATCTCGTCCGTCAACAGCAAATAAGGAGCCTGACAAATGGCATTACCGCGCAAGCTCAAACTCATGAACCTGTTTATCGATGGGGTGAGTTATCTCGGCGTCGTGCAGTCCGTCACGCTGCCGAAATTAACCCGCAAGCTCGAGAACTATCGCGGCGGCGGGATGAATGGTTCGGCACCGGTCGACCTCGGCCTCGATGACGATGCGCTGTCGGCTGAAATCTCTCTCGGCGGCTTCCCCGATGACGCTATCTGGTCGTTATACGCTGCCACCGGCGCGGCCTCCGTACCGCTACGTTTTGCCGGGTCTTACCAGCGTGATGACACCGGCGAGACCGTGCCGGTTGAGGTTGTTCTCCGTGGCCGTCAGAAAGAAATCGACCTCGGTGAAGCCAAACAGGGCGAAGACACCGAGTCGAAAATCGCTCTCGCGTGTACCTATTTCAAGCTGACGATGAATGGCTCGGAACTGGTGGAAATCGACACCGTGAACCTCATCGAAAAAGTGAACGGCACCGACATGCTCGAGGCGCACCGACAAAATATCGGCCTGTAATTTATGCCCCGGTCAGCATGGCTGGCCGGGCATCCTGAAACCAGAATTTAACGAGAAATATCATGGATAAAACTAACGAAAATATCGTCACTCTGATTAAACCCATTAAGCGCGGTGAGCAGGTTATTACCGACGTCACCCTGTTAAAACCGTGTGCCGGAACCCTTCGCGGTGTCAGCCTGGCATCAGTCGCAAACTCTGACGTCGATGCGCTGATTAAAGTGCTGCCGCGCATGACCATGCCGTCGCTGACCGAGCAGGAAGCCGCCGCACTGGAGCTGCCCGACCTGCTGTCGTTTGCCGGTAAGGTGGTCGGTTTTTTGTCACCGAGTTAGGCGGCGTAATCTTCCCGCAAAAACTCACGGTCGATGACCTGATGGCTGACATAGCGGTAATTTTCCACTGGTCGCCATCAGACCTGTATCCCATGAGCCTGACCGAACTCGTCAACTGGCGCGAAAAAGCGCTACAGCGAAGCGGAAACACGAATGAGTAATAACCTCAAACTCGAAGTGCTGCTGAAAGCTGTCGACCAGGCGACCCGACCCTTTAAAGCGATCCAGACGGCGAGCAAATCGCTGTCTGGCGATATCCGCACGACTCAGCAATCCCTGCGTGATTTGAATGGTCAGGCATCGAAAATCGACGGTTTTCGCAAAACCAGCGCACAACTGGCGGTAACCGGACAGGCACTGGAAAAGGCAAAACAGGAAGCCGCCGAGCTGGCGGTGCAGTTTAAAAACACGGAACGGCCAACGGCGGCACAGGCCAGAGTGCTGGAATCAGCAAAGCGTTCGGCTGAAGGGTTACAGGCAAAATATAACAGCCTCACCCAATCGGTGAAGCGGCAACAGACCGAGCTCGGCAAAGCGGGGATTAATACGCGCAATCTGTCGAATGATGAAAGCCGCCTGAAAAACTCTATCAATGAAACTACCGCACAACTTAACCGCCAGCGTGAAGCACTGGCGCGGGTCAGCGCGCAACAGGCAAAACTCAGCGCAGTACAAAAACGCTATCAGGCAGGAAAGGCACTGGCTGGAAATGCGGCATCGATGGGCGCTGCCGGGATAGGCATGGCAACGACCGGAGCGCTTGCCGGTGTTGCACTGATGAAGCCCGGTTATGATTTTGCTCAGAAAAACTCTGAGTTACAGGCCGTTCTCGGTGTCGGTAAAGACTCAGCTGATATGGTGGCGCTCCGCAAACAGGCGCGCCAGCTCGGTGACAACACCGCCGCGTCGGCTGATGATGCTGCCGGTGCTCAGATTATTATTGCAAAGGCTGGCGGCGATGCTGCGGCTATTCAGGCCGCTACCCCCGTAACACTCGATATGGCGCTCGCAAACCGTCGAACGATGGAAGAGAACGCCGGGTTATTGATGGGGATGCGCTCTGCCTTCCAGCTTTCAAACGATAAGGTCGCCCATATCGGTGATGTTCTGTCGATGACGATGAACAAAACCGCCGCCGACTTTGACGGCCTGAGTGATGCGCTGACTTATGCCGCGCCGGTGGCGAAAAATGCCGGGGTCAGCATCGAAGAAACAGCCGCAATGGTCGGCGCACTGCATGACGCCAAAATTACGGGATCGATGGCGGGTACGGGGAGCCGTGCCGTATTAAGTCGCCTGCAGGCTCCAACGGGCAAAGCGTATGACGCCATTAAAGAGCTCGGCGTCAAAACGGCTGATGGTAAGGGGAACACACGTCCAATATTTACCATCCTGAAAGAAATGCAGCGGAGTTTTGATAAAAACAACCTCGGCACCGGCCAGCGTGCCGAATATATGAAAACCATTTTCGGTGAAGAGGCCAGCTCGTCGGCTGCGGTACTCATGACCGCTGCCTCGAGCGGGAAATTAGACCAGCTTACCGCTTCCCTTAAAGCATCGGATGGCAAAACCGCTGAGCTGGTGAAGGTCATGCAGGATAACCTCGGCGGCGATTTTAAAGAGTTTCAGTCTGCGTATGAAGCGGTAGGAACCGACCTGTTTGACCAGCAAGAGTCATCATTAAGAAAGCTGGTACAAACGACGACAGGGTATGTATTGAGGCTCGATAGCTGGATCCAAAAGAACAAATCTCTTGCCACCACGCTGGGTGTCATTACGGCGGCAGCTGTCGGTATTGTGGGGATGATTGGTGCCATTGGCCTTGTATCGTGGCCGGTAATTACTGGCATTAACGCCATCATTTCGGCGGCTGGTGCGCTTGGTGCGGTCTTTACGACAATCAGTGGCGGGGTCATTGCGGCTATTGGTGCTATTACGTGGCCTGTCGTGGCGGTAGCGGCGGCTGTTGTCGCTGGCGCGCTGCTTATCCGTAAATACTGGGAGCCTGTCAGCGCATTCTTTGCCGGTGTGGTCGAGGGGCTCATGAGTGCCTTTGCGCCGGTCGGGGAAATGTTCGCCCCGCTGGCACCCATTTTCGACGGTCTCGGCGAAAAACTTCGCGGCGTCTGGCAGTGGTTTAAAGACCTGATAGCGCCGGTGAAAGCGACTCAGGACACGCTCAACAGTTGTCGTGATGTTGGGGTTATGTTCGGTCAGACGCTGGCCGATGCACTGCTGATGCCGCTTAACGCCTTTAACAAGCTGCGAAGCGGGATTGACTGGGTGCTCGAAAAACTCGGCATTATCAACAAAGAATCCAGCTCACTTGACCAGACTGCGGCGAAAGCCAATGCAGCGACGCAGAACGGTTACAGCCCGGCAATCAGCGCATACAACAGCTATCAGCCGGTCACGGCACCCGCCGGTAAAACCTACATCGACCAGAGTCGGCCAATCTATCAAATCACCGTGCCGGGCAATGGTATGCCGGGAGATCGGTTGGGTAATGATTTGCAGGATGCATTAGAAAAGTATGAGCGCGAGAAGCGCGCCAAAGCCCGCGCAAGCATGATGCATGACTAAGGAGACTGATTATGATGCTGGCATTAGGTATGTTTGTTTTTATGCGTCAGACGCTGCCCTACCAGAGCATGCAGCGCAGCGCGGATTATAGCTGGGCGTCAAACTCTCGCATCGGGAAGCGTGACGCTTTTCAGTATCTCGGCGAGGGGGAAGATAAAATCACCCTGAGCGGTGACCTGTATCCTGAGCTGACCGGCGGTAAGCTCACGATGCTGGCGCTTTATGCAATGGCTGAACAGGGGCGCGCATGGCCGCTTATCTCTGGCTCAGGCTGGATTTACGGGATGTTTGTTGTCAGTAATGTCTCGGAGACCGGCACGGTATTTTTTGAGGATGGGACGCCACGAAAAATCAGCTTCACCCTGTCACTGACCCGTGTCGATGAGTCGCTCGCCGCGGTGTATGGCGATATTGGAAAACAGGCCGAAAGTCTGGTCGGGAAAGCTGGCGATCTGCTGTCGATGGTGGGGGCGTAATCATGCTGGATATTATCACCGGCGCGGGTGCCACGCTGACGCCCGACTTTATGCTGACACTGGAAAGCAAAGATATCACCGGCAATATCAGTGACCGGCTGATTAACCTCTCGATGACGGACAATCGGGGTTTTGAGGCCGACCAGCTCTACATCGAGCTCGACGATACTGACGGTCTGGTCGCATTGCCGATTCGCGGTGCGGTGCTGTCGCTGTATCTCGGGTGGAAAGGTTTCTCTCTGGTCAGCAAGGGGCGATTTACCGTCGATGAGGTAGAGCACCGGGGGGCGCCGGATACGGTAACCATTCGCGCCCGGGGTGCGGATTTTCGCGGGACGCTTAATTCCCGTCGTGAGGAGTCATGGCATGACACCACGCTCGGCGCAATCGTCAGCTCGATAGCTGAGCGGAACAAGTTAACGGCCAGCGTCACTGATTCTCTTGCGGGGATCCAGATTCCGCATATCGACCAGTCTCAGGAATCCGACGCCGTTTTCCTGACTCGCCTCGCAGAACGCAACGGCGGTGCGGTCTCAGTGAAAGCGGGTAGATTGCTGATGCTCAAAGCGGGAAGCGGTACCACTGCCAGTGGAAAAGCTATTCCTCAAATTACCATCCAGCGCGGTGACGGTGACCGGCATCAGTTTGCCATTGCCGACCGTGGCGCTTACACCGGCGTAACAGCTAAGTGGCTGCACACTAAAGACCCGAAACCGGCGAAACAAAAGCAGACAGTGAAGCTGAAACGTAAGCCCAAAGAGCAACACCTCCGGGCGCTACAGCACCCGAAAGCAAAACCAGTGAGCAGTAAAGTCACGGCCAAAAAGCAAAAAGAGCAGGAAGCCCGCGAGGGTGAATACATGGCCGGTGAGGCTGACAACGTTTTCGCGCTGACGACCATTTACGCGACAAAGGCGCAAGCGATGCGTGCAGCTCAGGCGAAGTGGGATAAATTGCAGCGTGGGGTTGCGGAGTTCTCCATTATGTTAGCGACCGGCCGCGAGGATATTTACCCCGAAACGCCGGTCAGGGTCTCAGGCTTTAAGAGCGTTATAGACGAGCAAGCATGGATAATCAGCAGGGTGACCCATAATCTCGGTGGGAATGGCTTCACAACGGCTGTAGAGCTTGAGGTGATGCTTTCGGATGTAGAATATGACACCGACGAATCTTGATTATACAAACAAAACTTGCAAATGTAAGATTCAAGTTTATTATCCCCCTCAAGTCAGCAAGGAGAGGGAAGAAATTATGATGCACTGTCCGCTATGTCAGGATGCAGCACACGCACGATCAAGCCGGTACCTGAGCACTGAAACGAAAGAGCGCTACCACCAGTGCCAGAACATCAACTGCGGTTGCACTTTCGTCACCCACGAGAGCCTTGCTCGTTTTATCGTGAAGCCAGGAGAAATTGAACCCGCCCCACCCCACCCGTCTAAATACCAACAACATCAGCTCTGGCTTTAAATCAAAGGCCTGCTTTGCAGGCCTTCTTGTATCAAACTTAGATTGGTAATGAAAAAGCTATCGCCTTGCAGATATGTTGCTTTGTTAACGCAGGATGTGTTGAAGCAAAAAGCGATAAAAAGTTTTTAGCTTCAACCGAATCATCATTAAGCGAAATATTATCTTTGATGAATGGATGAAGTGCGATTCCAGCGCTCATAGATAACGGCACATAGTTGATGAATATATCTTCTTTTGTGAGACCTAGCTGGTTTGCTTGTGCTTCAAATGAATTAGCATCTAAATAATCACGTATACGTTCTTTGGCCTCTGGTCGGAGTCTCGATTCTTGACGCGGCAGAGAAAGCATCTTATCAATATCTCCCCATGAGATAGGAACCTCAAAATAGCCACCACCTTCTTCCTCTGGAGGTGCCGGGAAATTCACATAAAAATAGTTTTTTTGCTGTGTAGGGTCGTTCATGGACTGACGATGATAGTTATAAATACTTCTAATACGGTTGGCCTTGTTATGATGCCGAGCATTTCGAATAACAAGCATCATTAATAATTCAGGTTTCAAATACCAGTCAGGCTCTAATCCATTGCTTTGCATGTTGTCATACAAATTATGAAAAGCATTAAGTTGTGTATTCAGGCCCGATTCTAAATTGCCAATTGCTTCAGCACGATCAATAGCCAACAAACGCTGTAGTGACCAGTTAGACTCTAATAAAACCCGAAAGGCCTGTGCAAGATCTTCAAAAGAGTGGGAAAGCAT